AACGTTATCGAAATTCTTGTATGGTGCGAGAACTTCGGTAACCCTGGTATATCCTTTCGGGATCTGGTCGTCTAGGTTAAGCGTTTCCTGTTTTTTCATAATATCCTTGTTATGGTTTACCCGTCCGGTCAGCATACGCCGGACGGGGTTTTATCTTATCTCAAGCAAACTTTCGCAAACTTGATTTTAGCTTTTCCGCTCGCCAAGTCCTCGGCTGCTTTGGTTAATGCGCTAGAAAGTTTGACGGCCTCGTCCTCGTCCGTTTCTTCGCTTTCCTCGTCGTCGCAGTCGTCACACATGCTAACGGACATTTCTTCGATGCAAGCATTGATTCGATTTAGAAAGCCGTTTAATTCATGCTTTCTAAAGATAGGGTAAAGCTCGATACCGGCTTCGGTAATCATCATTGAAATAAGGCTTATACACATTCTATGACGCAAACCGCGATTCATTTTTTCATGTTTAGCGAGCGTTAGGATAAGGTCTTTGCCCTGCTTAAACAAGCCTTCCAGTGCTTCCGCTAATATTGCGTCGTCTTTTTCTTTTTGGGTTTCTTCCATTTTTTAACCTATGTTAAAGTGTTTCATTTCCTGTTTTAGTTCCTTTTGCAAGCATGTTTCCGAGAATTTTTGTATTTCCTCGAATTTCATTTCAAGGGGATCAATGCTATGATTTTTGCAATGCGCTATAAAGCGTTGTATTGCGATATAGGAAAAGCTAGTCATAAGCGAAACCCATTCCTCGTTAGATTGCATAATTGTTTCCGTGATAAATTCTTTTAAGACTTCCGGATCGAAAACGCTTTCAAGGGCAGTTTCTAGCTCGTTAAATTCAAGTGTTTGCGCCATTTTTCGGACTTCTCCCTTGTTGTTAAGCATAGTGCCGATTTTGTTTCATAGGCTATCATGCTATCACAAATATCATAATGATATGTATCGGCAAAAACTTTCATTAAGCTTGCTGCGACTGCCAGCTCGACACCGGCCGATATTAAGACTCCATACTCTCCATGATAGATCGTGAAGCAGTTTCCGCAGTGGCAAACACTGTTTCGGTGATCGTTCCATTTATGACGACGGAGGCCGTCGGTTAGAGACTTCCAACCGTCGCCCTCCGGATTTTCTTTTGCAGTTGCTCCGAGTTGTAAAGCTGCTTTACATTCTCCGTTTTCACTCATTTTTCGACCGTTCCCTCATTAGTAAGCTTTAAGTAAAGCTTAAATTTGCGACCGGTCTTATCGTCGATAAAATCGGTTTCGGTGTCTACGCTGTCCCCTTCCGCTACCGGATAGGATACAACGTCTTGAAAGGCTTTAAAGATCTTGGTCATACACTTTCCGCAGATGTCTTTAAATTCTCTCTCTGGCTCTTTAACTTGCTCCATTTAATACCGCCTCAAGTTGTGGGTCTGTTAATTTTTGGTCATGGATAATCTGGCAAAATTCCGTCTTGCCGTGTCCCCATATTAATACCATTCCGCAAGTTTTATTATGCTCTCGCAAAAAATGTTTTGTGACTGCTTGGACTCTGGAATCGGTCAAGCATGGCTTGCTATCCGTATCTTTAAATTCGGCGGTGTTTGTTTCTATTCCGCAAGGGAATATCATTTTAACCTTAAAAGATGTCATTTTTTACCCCTGTAAAAGTTGTGCGTATTTGATACACTCATTAAAATGATACTCCGACCAATATAATTTATCCGCGATATAATCCCATTGATCCGCACAATGTAAGCCGTATTGTGATAGCATAGTCGAAAACGCAACAACAAGAGCCTGGCACGGCGTTTTTGTGGATGCCATAGCGCAGGCAGCGACCCAGGCGTCGCGTCCCCATTGTCGCCATGTTAGGTTAGGCAAATACCATACGCAGTCTTTTGCGTCGTTATATGTCCGGATCGCGTTAAAACTGTGCATGTCGAAAGCGTCTTGCCATTTTTGACGCTGGCTAGCTGCCGGCGGTGAGTTTCGCCCTGGCTTTGCCTGCCAGTTACTCCGGCACTCATACATAGGGAAGCTTACAGATTTCGCAAGCGGATTTTCGTAATATTGATATAAATATTCCTCGTCAAGTGGTACGCGGTCTTTGAAAAAATCCTCCGGCTGCTCAATGATGATTTCTTCGAATTCGATTTCGGCGCAGTATCCCCGATCTTTCATGAAGCAAAAGAGGCCAAAAAAGAATAAGGCAAAGAAGATCGCCCATTTCAACGCTTTACTATTTTTCCAATCCATTTTAAATTTTCCTTTTGTTTTAGACTCGTTTATCTTTAATTACGGACTTCCAGCCTTTGCGCTGCTTCTCTCTGTAAGCAAGATCGCCGGCAATTTCCTCGGATAACAACGGCTTAGGCTTTTTTGCCTGCTCACGGATACGCCTTATTTGCATAGCCTGCCAGTCTTTACCGGACGCCTGCCATAATTGCATATTCATAAGGTGCGCCGTCTTTACCCGTTTGTGTTTCATTTTTCGTCTTGGTTCATATGTTGATTCATGCCTACTAGCTGCGCGATAAAATCGTCAAAGGTGAAACTCTTTTCCGTACCGCTGGCGATCACGCCGGACAAATCCCGAATAAGGTTCGTTATTGCAATGATGCAACACCCCATTTGATCCGAACTCGTTAGCGACGCGTCTAAATTCGATTGCAGGCTCTTAACAAGATCGCCCTGTATTTTCTCCGTACACCTAACAAATTTTTCCTGATACGGTGTCGGAATTTCTTCGATAGTCATTTTATCCCCCTTAAATTGAATTACTTAACTACGTTGAAAATTAACGATTAATGTTCAACGTGACTTTATTTCCCCTGATTTTCTTTCATAAATTCGATGCTCTTACGCCGGAAAATCAAATTGAAGTGGTCAACGTTGATACTCAATTGACGCAGGATATACAAAGATCGCTGCGTCAGGGGTAGCTTATGAGTGCAAGAGTTTTCGACGATCTTCGATAGCTGCGTAAGCATTTCCGCAGCTCGTAGCTCGTACCCGACTAAAAAATCTTTAAGGTCAAGTTTCTCGATTTCTTTTAGTTCCTCTTTTGTAAACTTCCAACGACTCATTTTGTATCCCCTTGATTTTTACGTTTTAAGCTAGTAGCATGATTGCGATTCCGGTAAACACACCCGACAACCAAAGAAAAGGAACGGTGTACAAGGCTTTGCGGATCTCGATTTTAGTTGCGCCTCGTTTCTCAGGCTTCGCGCAGCTAAAAGGATCGTTAAGACTTACCCGTCTTTGGCTTCGTAACTCGGCGTAATGGTTTTGGTTTGGATTTTTTAGCAGGTGTAAACTCATTTTGTTTCCCTATGTTAAGGTGTTCTAATTCAAAATATCTACCAACTATCGGAGCTTTGAAACCTTTGGAGTGTGCTTTCTTTATTGCGGTAAGGAAAGCACCTTTCAAATCCTCCGATTCGACTTGAAACTCAAGGATCAAGATTTCTCTTAATCGAACGTCATATATCATTGCACGGCCTCCAATCAACACTATACAGAATAATCAAGATAAAAGGCAATCGAATATTTACAATATATGATTATTTGTGCTACCATAGCGTGCAAATAGGAGATGATGCCTATGTCAAAGCTCGAATCTTGGCTACGAAATAAAAATATGACAACTAATACTTTCGCCGAACTTATTAAATGTTCGAGGTCGGTTATTTGGAAAGTCAAAAGAGATATGCCGATTGATCCGAAAATTGCAAAACGGATCGAGGCAATGACTGATTCTCTGGTCATTCCGGAGACTCACCCCGTGGGAAAACCGAGATTGTGAACAAATCCACAGTCTCGTTTTTGATATATTTTGCAATATATGAATTAAGATTAATTAAGGTTTTAAAATGAAAACTACTCGATTCGAGATTGATCCCGACGACCTTTACAATTACAGAGTCAAGCGTCAAGCGCGGATGATGGTATTTGACGCCGTCCAATCTGGCGAGCTAGTGCGTCCGGACGTTTGCGAAGCTTGCGACTGTAAGCATGAAAACATGCAGGCGCACCATACCGACTACGGGCAACCGCTTAATGTTATGTGGGTATGCCCAACCTGTCACGCCAGAATACACGCCGATATAGGTCACCCGTTAAATCCGGTGAACTACGAGCAAACTTTAATGCAGTCCATAAAAACACGTATTACATACGCCAAAGTAGAATTTACTTTGCCGGTAGAAAATTACTTAATAATTAAAAACCGTGCGGAAAAGAAAGGAATGAAAGTCGAAGAGGAGATAAGCCGATCCCTTATCCGTGCCTTTCCTATCCGCCATGACTTAAGGACGGACGATGACGACGCACGCGAACAGTACTTCGAGGGAATATCAAGCTTGGTGGAGAATGAAGCAGAATTGCCAGAGCAAGAATTACCCAGGCTATCGGAATCACGGGGCGAAGGGGGTAACTTTCGATCTCCAATGGAGCGATTTTATTCCGTTTCTGCAAGATATGGGTGAGATGCCGGCAAACTGTAATGCGTTGATCCGGCTAGATAAAAATATTCATTTCTGCAAACATAATTGCAAGTGGGGGTTTGTCCGGCAGGGACGCCCTCGCGTCACCTCTGAAAAACTCCCTGGCAAAGTAACTAAGAAAAAGCGTATCAAAAACCCGAAGACGCTTTGCATGACTATAGAAAAAGAGCATTACGAATTTATCCGGAAGCAAGCGCAATTGCGTAGCAACGAAGCCGGCGAGATTGTCCAGGCAAACGACATAATCCGCGAGGCTCTGCAAAAGGCGTTCCCCTGTCCGGAGCTGTTTGATTTATTTGGAGGACGTAAAAGAAAATGACGAATTTTTGCAAAGACTGCGATATCCAAGATCACGAATCAAATCTTGTCTATCAGGCCGGCGGAGGCTGGCGGTGTAAATTCTGCAATGCCAATCCTCAGCGAGAGAACTATTTTGCTTGCCGTTGCGGTGAATGGAAGCAAGAGGATGTAAAGCAGCTTTACAACAAACAAGATAAATGTTCGTGTCCGGAGTGCGGTATTATATTAAAATCGCTCCCTTTGATTGATGGAAAACCAATTCATGAAGACGAGGAATATTGCACCTGCGCCTTTGCTTCGGTTGAAGAGGCGTCAAAAAAATATCATTGGGGGCTTGGATGTTGTCAGGTTTGCGAAAATTCTTTTACAAAAGAAAACCTAGAGAAGATCGAAAAATTTACAGAGGAACGCGAATTAGTCGATCACCCGTCGCACTATCAATCAAGAAAGTTTGAAGTTATTGAAATTATAGAAGAATTTAACTTAAATTTTAATCTTGGTAATGTAATAAAGTACGTACTTAGGTCGGGCAAAAAAGGTAACCTAAAACAAGATTTAGAAAAAGCTCGATGGTATCTATCTAGGCAGATAGACAGCATTGATTAATTTAGGTTTTTTTAACGTGAGCGTGCTATCAAATTACTTTTCTTATAGTCTTAAGTAAGTTATCATGATAGCACGCTTTCGTTTGAAAGCTTGATATGATTCGCGAAGTTTACCCGACCGAACGAATCATTATTATAGAATCCCCTCAAAGACTACCTGAACACTAGTCTAAGACAGATCATAAGATTAAGCACAGTTTAACAATTACCGTGCTTAAAGTATAGTCGAATCATGCCTTAAAGGCAAGTCTTAGATAAAAGTTTTTCCGGCAGTCCGTGGGGTTAACAATTTAACTTTACGGAATTTTATGTCTGAAATTCATTTCGAGCCAGAAGATCAAAGCTATGAAGACGGATACACCGTCGTCACTAACAATATTATCGTCGATAAAGATCTCACGGACTCCGCAAAAATCCTTTTAATTTATCTGATGTCAAACTCGCCAACATGGAAGGTTTACGGACGTTTCACCGCAAAGCTGCTCGGATGGGGCAAAGAAAAGCTATCGTCCGCGATCCGGTGTCTTTACACGCTCGGATATATTACGCGAATACAAAACAGGGAAAAGGGTAAATGGACACATTACACTTATCGCTATAGTAATAAGCCAAAGTTTAAAAATCCTGCCTGGCAATCACAATTTAAATCGAGTGGACAAAAACCGGAAATGTTGCCCAATGTTGACGAAACACCGTCAACGCCGGAAACGTTGCCAGTGGAAGCCGTACAACCGAAACGGCAAAAACCGGCTCCGGTGCAATCGTCTCCGGATAACCGGCCACTACCAAAGCCTAATAAACCAATGCCTAATCTAAATGGCTATGAAGGCAATGCCTCTTTATCTTCGAAGTCAAAGGCGATGGACGCTTCGCGAACGAAACAAGATCCGGCTACGCGTGGAAGGAAACACAAGCGACCTGATGACGAGGAAGATCGTTTTCAATGGCTGCTAGGCTTACATATCCTTGACGAGAAAGGCTATCTTAACGAAGACGCGTTATCATATCTCGCGCACACTTACACGCGCAAAAGGCTAGAGGATGCTTATTTTCACATGTTGCATAAGATCCAGAAAAAGAGCTTCAAAGCAAAGTCACCTATTGCCGTATTCCGTCACCTGTTAGAAAATGAACACAATTGCCGAGGCACAGACGCTGAACTTAACGAAGCATTTGCAAGGAAATTTGCAAGTGATTTAGGGTGGGGATCTCTTTTGATTAATGAAAATTATGTTATAGATAAAAACGTTTCTGCGAAAGACTTAAGCCTTAATATGGAGCCGGCAGCCTTCCGCAGTAGCTTAGAAAACCTTTATTTGAGTATACATGGAAGCTTTACCAATGGTTAGAAAGTATTTTGCGCCCAGCACAAAGGAATATATCACAGAGGACGACGACGAGATTGACGTCTTACAACGCCTTAACGAATACTTTGATGAGAGGCCGGACAAAACTTGTCCGTACCTTGACAGTTGTAACGAGGTATTCGAGAAACGCGGTAAGTTGTCACTTGGTCAATTCGATACACTTCGCAGCATTTGGAATAACCTTGATGATAATTTTGTTGCCGAAAACCGCGAAAGTTGTTGAATGTTGGCGAATGTTGATGTATAATGATGACAATATCGGATCGCGGGCGTTCGCAAACCGATAGAAACGAAAATTACTAGATAAGGATACTCGATGAACAATCAGGATAAACAGTTTTTGAAATACGTTCCCGTGCAAGGGGAAAAACATTTAGGCATAGCTATAGTGCGATGGTTAGGCAAGATCATTTTGCGCTATAAGGTGATGACTTCTCAAGATGGCTCCGGCTATTGGGTAGCTGCCGGATCTGCAAAGATAGGCGTCAAGCGCGACGGTAAAGACAACTATGAAGAATGGTTTCAACTAGATTCGAGCTATGATCGCGACGAGATGAAGGAATTCATATTGCAGCACGTCGAGCCGATACTTGCTCAAAAGCAAGCAAGCGTATTCGCTCCGCCTCCGCAACAAAACTACGCTCCGCAGCAAGGGCAGTATCAGCAGCAGCAACCGCAAGGCTATCAGCAGAATTTTGCCGATGTACCTCCGGACTTTGGTAATCCCCCGTTTTAATTGACTTAAAAAAGATTATTTTACAAGGTTAGGGTATGCGCGAAATTAGACACGAGGAATTAAAAGATGAAGCCTTATTGCCTTTCAGTGGCAAGCCTGCTTCGGGCATTGATAAAAATTGTCGTCCGATGGAAACGCTTACCCTCACGCCAAAAGATAAACACGATACGGCTCGTCCGAGCGTTAAATCGAATTACCGAGAAGACGAAAATATAAGCTAGCTTATGGAAAATTACACTGATAAGGTCATGCCGGCGCGATTCTGGTATCACTTTTTCAGTGCTTTAACATTGCTAGTTTACTGGTTCTTACAAGTAAAAAAGGGCGGTTAATGAGTAAATATCCTAAATGGAAAGTAAACGTTTCCGTGCAGAATTACTTCACGGTTGAAGTGGATGCAGAAAGCGAAGAGCAGGCAATACAGAAAGCCATTAAGGAGGTAAGACGAAACGCCGATTACTACGATACGGGAAACGCTACGTTGGTTACCGGCGTCTTTATCAATGATCGAGAGGCTAGGAACTTTCACCCTTACATACCGGAAAATTTACCAAAAGAAGCAATTACCAATTACCTACCAAAAACAAACGAATCGGTAGAATTGTAAAGCTGCTTTACATGGCCTCTTTTTTCCATTTAAATTCACGTTCTTTTATCCATTCAAAAAAGGCGGTTTCGTCAATCAGCCATACGCGATTAGGTCGCTTAAGGACTTTGGCGAATCCGTTTGTTTCTCTGTATTCAACTAGATGCCGAAGTCCGCCGATAGGGGGCCAAGGGTGAAACTGGCTCCATTTTGGAAGTGGGATATATCTTTTCATTGCCAACCTTTTGTTTTGGTTGAAGCTATTCTAAGATAATCGCAGGTATTTGAAACATTCATTCAGTTGCAAAAGGGTAGTGAATACCCTTTTCACGGACTCAGCTTTTTCTTAAGCTTTTCTACTTCGAGGCTTAAACCTAATAAAGCACTTTCAAGCGCGATAATCCTGGCGTGCATACCGAACGAGTCCGGCCTACCTTTTAGCTTTTGAGCTACCGCATCTCCCTTACCGATTCGGATCGTCTTTGAGCATGGACAGCCGAATAAATGTCACGGCCTCCGCCGTTGCGGATCTCGGTATTTATGCCATTGCGCGAGCGCGCTAGTATGTGCGCGATCTCACCGCCGGATTTCCCTTGCTTGATGTACTTCTCAATATCCTGCCTTTCCTCAAAGCTTATCTTTTCAATCATTGATCGTTTTCCATTTCTAACGGGCCGATTTCGTTTGCTGCTCTCATTATGCGATGTCTTAGTATGTAATATTCTTTATCCGAGATAATGCCGTCCGCTCTTAATACATGGATAGCATTTAATTTTCTTTGCATAATTGCGCAGTATTGCATAATTTTACCATTATGAAGCACTTGCCTTATTTCTTGCTTCGGAGAGCTTGCGCCCTCCGGTAATTCCATTCCGCTTATTTCGTCCATTTCGCACCATTCCATTTACCATTTATTACAGCCTGTCCGGAAATATCTTCGTTCGAATCAATTTCGTTATCATTGCTTAAGTTTGCGTCAGTCCAACCCTTTATATAAGCCTTATACATTTCTTGACGAACTTTAACGCCTAGTGTGTCGCCAAAGGTACAATTTGGCACTGTAGCCATGAACTCTTTATTATCATGCGGAGCAGAGCCTTTAAAGCCTTGCGCTGCCTTCCCTGCTTCGTATGCTTCTTTGATTTTTTGTTTCCAGTTGTCCATTTTAACCGTTCCTTTGTTTTGGGTATGTCAGAATATTAACAAACGTTAATTATTATATGCAAGTGAAAAGTCGACGAAAACCAAAAATGTTGACGAAAACCAACTAAATACGGTAAAGTTGATAAAAAAGGAAACTCGATGACTGATACACCGGCAAGTTTTATTTCAAACATAAACGCTATGTATCCGAACGCAACCTTAAACGATAAAGAAGTCGCAGCGATTTTAGGCGTCCATAAGGAAACGATTTATCGGATGCGTAAAAAAGGCTTAGGCCCTCCCTTTGTGAAAATAGGAAAAAAGGTCATTTGCATTAAAGAAGACTTTTTTGAATGGTTCTTTTCTAAGTACTCCAAAAATAAAGAGTTTGCGGATACAGTGTGATTAAACTTCAAAGGGGGATTTATGTTTTGCTACGTGCTTATCGAAAACTATTTGAACGGGTGTCAAGCTTACCGGAAGATCGTAAGCGTCACGCTCAATCAGCAAGAATCTTACGACTGGCTACGAGCAACGCCTTTATTTTACCCTGAATTTATTAACCGCGAAGTGATTCAGGTTCCCTTTACCGGATCCTAAAACTTCCATGTAAAACCGGCTTTACATTGAAACTTAATTATATTTGCTGTCAGTGCAAAAAGCCTTTCGACTTCGATCCGAGTCGAGAGACTTTGATTTTAGAAGTATCGAAAAAAAAGAATCTCGTTTATTGCTCAATGCAATGCAAATTGCATAAGAGGCATAAGCATAAATTCAAGGCGTCGCGCACGGAAACGGATTCGATTAAATTCGGATCGAAGGCAGAGGCAGCCTATTACAACCGTTTGAAGTTTGAGAAGCAAGCCGGCGATGTTTTGTTTTTTCTCCGGCAAGTCCCTTTCGATCTTCCTGGTAACACAAAATACTTTGTCGACTTTCAGGTATTTTATAAAGACGGCACAATTGCATTTATCGACGTAAAGGGGATGTCTACACCTATGTTTATCTTGAAAAAGAAGCAAGTGGAAGACTTATACCCTATCGAAATAGAAGTAGTCCAGATATAGGAAAAACAATGAGACGAATAGCCGATATGTCCGACGACGAGCTTATCAATATTGCGCTCGACTACGCGGACGAAAACGATAACTTTAATCCTCACTTTATTAAAAGCCTAGAGGAAGCACTTGAAGAGTACGACGAGCTTACCGACGCCCAGCGTGCCGGACTCGAAAACATAGTCAAGCAATGGGATATGATATAATGCCAGCTTACTACTTATCGAAACCTAAATGCCCTTGCTGCGAGAGAACATTTTCAGGAAAGTATCTCGGATATGCGAATAAAAACGAGCCGTTTATTTTTAGGCTTTACGATGGCGATCTGCCAGATTTTTTGCTCGGCGATTGGGGTAAATTGATTTACGATCCAGATCTTGAAATTCACGATCAATGGTTAAATGTAATTGATAAAAGCAATTTCTTTTCTATGGTTCATGAAAACAGAGATAAGAATTTAAAATCAGCTTTTTATCACCAAGATCACATAAAGAAAAATCACGATGGTTATTTATATTCAGATATTGATTTACACTTGAAATAAGGGGATTGTATGGCGTGCGAAGTAATAGTCAAGATTAAGGACAAAGCAAAGTCAATGACTCAAAAGACGAGAGTTTACAAGCGGATTGATGCCGATTTCGAAGATAGCGAAATTGATGCGCTTGTCGCTAGAGCAGAAAAAGAGTTTGGCGGTGAAGCGTTAGGCGCAAAGATCGACGTAACGATTAAGTTAATTAAGGATTAAAATGTTTATTGTATTTTTAGAAACAACTATTAATTTAGATAGAATTTCTAGTTTTTGCATGGACGATAAACATAAAGATAGTCGAGGTCACTTTCTTAAATTCTTTGAAACCTCACACCATGACGAGCCGGCGTATTGCTTCGCTTTTCAAGACTTGGAGATTTTAGAGAAGATTTATAAGAAAATTCTTTTCGCCTTGCAGGCAGGGGATAAGGTATTAGCAATAACAACGTTTCACGAGGAGAAAAAAACATGACACAAGATACAGGCGCGTGCGCTGAATGTACCCCAGTTAAGAACGGTATTACCGTCAAAGGCGATCCCGACTTCGGAGCGATCGAAATTGCGCTTGTCGTCAACGGTCACCGGATCGCTTGGTTTATGACAGGTGAAGAGGCTTCCGAACTTTCCGAGAAACTTAAAGGTGCTATTTGTCAGATGCTAGGTGATGATACCAAAGGCGGAAGATGTACACCCGAAGAGTTAGAGGAAATTAATAAGAGGTATAGAGAAGATGCCGAAAAAAACAAGCAAGCCAGCGAAGAAAGCGACGGAAAAGAAGAAAAAGCCTAGAGTCAAAACGCCTGCCATGATTGAAAATCCTGGTGGGCGACCTTCCGAATTTGACGAAGCAGCTCCGAAAATTATCGAATTTATCAGAAAAGGAAGCACATACAAATGCGCTGCCGGATGCGCTCGACTATCTTACAGCACTTTTGCAAATTGGATAAGTCAAGGTAAAGAATCGTTAGAAAATGGCGATCTTGATTGCAAGTATTTGAAGTTTTTGAAGGACGTAGAACAAGCAGAGCGTGAATGTGAATTTGAAGTTATGCAGTGTTGGAAAACTTTTATTCCGATGAGTTGGCAAGCTTCGCGCGATTTCCTTGCAAGGCGTCACCCCGAAGATTGGGGCGCAAAAGAGCAGGTCGATGTTACTTCCAAGGGCGAGCAGGTCGGACGGCCTGTATTTTTACCAATGAAAAAGGCAGATGAGCAAGAAACGTGAAGAGAAACCCGAAGACGGCCTGGCTCCGCAGCGTGGCCCTCAGTATGAATTTTTAGAGTGTAACGCCGATATTGCTATCTATGGAGGAGCTGCCGGAAGCGGTAAGACTTTTGCCGTTTTGATGGAGCCTCTTTATCACGTCCATATACCTTTTTTCGGAGCTGTCATTTTTCGGAGAATTTCAAAGCAGGTAAGAAACGAAGGGGGTTTATGGGATACGTCCATGCAAATTTATTCAAATCCCCGAATAGCCGGAATCCCCAAAGAATCTACGATGCAATGGGATTTTCCGGCACAATCAACCGTAACCTTTTCGCACTTGCAATATGAAAGCGATGTCTTATCGTGGCAAGGTGCGCAGATCCCTTTAATTATCTTCGATGAGCTAACACACTTCACGCGTAGCCAATTCTTTTACATGATGTCGCGGAATCGGTCGACCTGCGGAATTAAGCCATACATACGCGCGACTACAAACCCCGACGCGGATTCATGGGTAAGAGATTTTATCGACTGGTATATCGACGCAGAAAGTGGCCTTGCGATCCCCGAAAGATCCGGCGTGATTCGTTATTTCATTCAGATTAACGACGCGATTATATGGGGCGCAAGCAAGCGAGAACTTAAAGAAAAGTATCCGGATTGCCTGCCTAAGTCTTTTACTTTCGTTTCGGCTTCAATCTATGACAATAAAAAGCTACTGGCTGCCGACCCTGGCTATCTGGCTAATCTTCACGCGCTCCCCCGTGTCGAGCGTGAACGCTTGCTAAATGGAAACTGGAATATCAAGCCCTCTGCCGGCTTGTATTTTCAAAAGGGTTATTTCGAAATTGTCGAGGCCGTACCGCACACAAAAGACAAAATTCGATATTGGGATCGGGCAGCTACCAAGAAAACCGAAACAAACGATCCGGATTTTACTGTCGGAATAAAAATCGAAAAGGATATAAATAATATTATTTATATAACCGATATGGTAAGACTACAAGAAAGCCCTCTCGGCGTGCAGACTGTAATAAAAAATACGGCGATCCGTGACGGTATAAGCGTTAGAATTGGAGTCGAAGAAGATCCAGGGCAAGCCGGAGTTAGCGAGGCAGATCACTTGACAAGGGTATTGCAAGGCTATAATGTGAAGCGTAACAAGGTCACAAAAGACAAAGTTACGCGTGCGTCGCCGGTCAGTGCGCAAGCCGAAGCCGGTAACATTAAAGTACTTAGGGCAAAATGGAATGATGATTTTTTCCGCGAGCTTGAAAACTTCCCAGAGGGCGCACATGATGACATTGTCGACGCTCTCAGTGGTGCTTTTCTTATGATTAATTCAAATAGCTATAACTTATCAGCTTTGGCAAGGTAACGATGTTTGAGAAACTTAAGAGCTTTTTTCGTGGCGACACTGCAAGAATTCCGCGTTACAATAACCGCACGATAAATCCCAAAACGAATTATATCAATCTCACGGGCGAAAATGTTCGATCTGATGGATGGATGAACGTTTTAAATGGACTCGGTCAGCGTGGACGGGATAAGACGACGGCAATTTGCTTTCGTGCCTGTCCTATTTTTAGCATGGTCGAACTCGACGAACTTTATCGCGCTGATGGATTAACTAAGCGGATTATTGATATCGTGCCGGCCGAGATGATCCGGCAAGGGTGGGAAATTGACGGCGATCCAGAGGGCGAAATACTCGGTAAATTCGAGGAGCTTGATGTCAATTGCCGGCTTAACGATTTAATCAAATGGTCAAGGCTTTACGGTGGCGCGATCTGCGTTATGGGGATAGCCGACGGCCGGCCTCTTAATGAGCCGGTGAACGTTGAAAATATCAAATCGGTTAACTGGCTGCGCGTGTTTGATCGCTGGCAAGTGATGATTAATTACGACTTTATTTCACTCGACATTAACGACGAAAATTACGGCTGGCCTCAATGGTATCAAGTTACCGACTCCCGTACTGGTGCGCTCTTTGTAGTTCACCATTCACGCGTTTTGCGTATGGATTGGGGATCTCTCCCCCCTCGCGTGCGCGACTGGAATCAAGGGTGGGGCGATTCGGTAATGGTTTCAATTTATAACGAAGTGAAAAATTACGGTGCAGCCTTCGCGAATACTTCGGCCATTATGCAAGATTTCGTTAATGGTATCCTTAAGATCCCTGGTTTATCAAATTCACTCGGTCAGAGCTGCGACGAGGCAGATCGCGAGCTTATGAAACGCCTTGACTTTGCGAACTTATCCAAAGGCGTTACAAATATGATGGTTTTGGACGGAGAGGAAATTTATGAAAAACTTAGTACAAATGTGGCCGGCATTAGTGATCTGTTGGATAGGTTTATGCTCTCGGTTAGTTCAGTTACCGGAATCCCGATCACCCTATTATTTGGACGCGCGCCGGCCGGATTAAACGCAACGGGCGACGCGGATATCCGAAACTTTTACGATATGGTCAAGCAATTCCAAGAAAGCAAGCTTAAGCCAGTACTAGAGAAGCTTATTTATTACATGTTCAAGGCTGAATACGGCCCTACTCACGGCGTCGAGCCTGATAACTGGTCAATTCAGTTTACGCCTCTTTGGCAGAATACAGAAGAGCAGGAAGCAGTCATGCGCCGAACAGTTGCCGAGACAGACAGGATTTACATTGAAACCGGTGTCTTAGATCCTAACGAAGTAGCTATTTCACGCTTTGGCGGTGATCGCTGGTCAATGAATACAATTATTGACGAAGAGGCTCGCGAAGGTGGCTACAATCAACAAGAGATTGCAGAGCTTGAAGCTGAAAAGCAAAAAGAAATTAAAGAAATGCCTCCGGAGCCGACTATCGGGCCGGATAATTTAGGCAATGGTAACGGTGAAAATAGTGTGATAGTTGTAAGTAGATAAGGCACATAATGGTTTCACAAGCGGTTATCGAGCGTATACGCGCACGTCACACCAATAAAAACGGAAAGCTTAAGAAGTTGAAAAAGCCTCCGGCATGGCTTTTTCCTTTGTCCCCTGAAAGGCAATACCGAGCTGCTTTGTATGAATTTACTTTCGAAATTAGAAAGGTGGTTTCAGAGGTTCTTTTACCCAAAATTCCGGCCATGCTGTTGGCAGCAACCCTCCCCTATCCCGATCCTGTTTTACCTTCTGGTCATGGCGATAGCGTTAGCCGTTTCGATAATTTCATTGATTTTTTAAATGAAACGATGGCTTACATTCAAATTTTATTGCGACCAAAGCAAGAACAAACTATACAGAAAGCTAAGCGGTACGGTATAGAGATAGCAGTCTTTAACCAAGTGCAATACGAAAAAACGGTGAATTCGGTTCTAGGTGTAGACGTATTCTTAGAGGAGCCTTGGTTAAAAAATCAATTAGAGTTATTTGCGAATCAAAACGCGCAATTAATAACTAATATGACAGACAACGAGATGGAGCGCGTTTCCGGAATGGTGCAACGTGGCTTGCAAGAAGGCTCAAGTTATGATTCTATCGCCGATAATATAGAAAAATCTTTTGGAATTACTCGACGACATGCTAAGTTGATTGCGAGGGATCAAACTTCAAAATTGAATGGAAGTTTGACAAAGCTTAGGCAACAAGAATTAGGTATCACGCAATACCGCTGGCAGACTTCCGGAGACGAACGCGTCCGACCTTCTCACCGTGTACTAGATGATAAAATCTGTCGATGGGATGATCCGACGGTTTACTTGAACGAGGATACCGGAAAGTGGGAAAAAAGGTCAAGCATTGGCGGAACTAATGTCCATACTTCGCAAGATGTTAATTGTCGATGCGTACCAATTCCAATAATAGAGGGTCTTTTCGATGGCAACTAAAGAAACTAACAAAATAGAGCGTGGCATGATGGTTTCCGCTGCGCGAGAACATGCCTTAAAGAACAGTCCAGGCGGTTCGAATGTCGGAGAGTATGCGAATGTATCCCCTGATAATTTTGCTGGTAATGCTTGCGGTTTGCCTGGTGCTTACCCTATAGATACGATGGAGCGCGCACGCGCTGCGCTTTCTTATGCGCACAATGCAAAAGATCCGGAGTGTATCAAAAGACAAGTCTATAAAAAATGGCCTAGCCTAAAACCGGACAATGAATAATGATCGAGAAAGTCGCAAGATATGATCGCGGAGCCGTTAGAGGCGATGCTACTCTCACCGAGGAAGGCTATATCAGAGCGAACGCCGTTGTAACCCGTACGGGCATTTTCAACTATCACAATGCCGACGGATCTTTACGCCGAGAACTCAGACACCCCGACGACGTATGGGATGAAGAGTCTATCGCTTCAATGGAGCTTATCCCCGTCACAAATAATCACCCCGAAGAAAAACTGGTTAATGCGAGAAACGCAAAACACCTATCCATAGGCTACACCGGCGAAACGATTAAGAAGGACGGCGACTATATCATTGCGCCGGTCGTAATCACCGACCAAGACGGCGTTGACTGGATTAAAAATCAGGGGCGCAAAGAACTGTCGCTTGGTTACACCGTCGATTTACACCCAGAAAACGGGGAATACAACGGCGAGCCGTACGATTTTCGTCAAAAGAATATTCGTTATAATCATTTGGCGATTGTCAACACCGCGCGCGCTGGCGGAGAAGCCCGAATCGCTTTGGATAGTCAAGATACAGTTGAAATTTTAACAGAGGTAGAACAAATGGTTAAAAGAAAAATAAAGATTGACAATGAAGAGGTCATGGTTGAGCCAGCGACTGCGGATTATGTTGATCGCCTTATGACAGATTTAAAAAATCTCGAAGAAGAAAAGAAGCGCGTCGAAGATGAAATTAAAATGATTCGCGACAAGCTAGAAAGAACGGAAGCCGAGCGCGATTCTTATAAGGAGCGTGCAGACGATCCAAAAGAGAAAGACGGCGCGACGACTGCCGAAGCAAAGATGGATGCAGCCTCGTTTCAGAAAGCGGTTAGTGAGCGCGTTAAGGTTCTCGCCTTCGCACAAAACACGCTTGAAAAATCGAAGCGTGCTAACCTCGATTCTATGAGCGATCTTGAAATTAAAAAAGCCGTGATCGCGCAATGCAGAAAAAGCATTAGCCTTGATGGCAAATCCCCTGCTTATATCGAGGCAATGTTTGACACTATCTTAGATGACAAAAACACTGGAAAAGTTAACGTGGATAATGTCGACTTCCCAGAGAAAGACACTAAATTTGACGGTGAAAGCCCAACCGCTAAAGCCCGTCAAAAGATGATGGAAACTCAAAAAAATATGATTAATACTGTAGGGGGTAAATAATGTCTGCGCCAGCTTATTTCCAGAATACTTATCCGTTTGATATGCCTATCGGCATACCTGGACGGATTGCGGATTGCGGTTTCAAAAATACTTTATCGCCTCAGTGCTTGGAAACAATTCCGGCTGCTGTTGGGGTAATGAAGCCTTTTAACGTTGACTACAAGATTATGCTCCCTAGAAATGACACAGCTTCAAGCGTGTTTTCTGCGGACTTGGTCACTGCTAACGTTATTAATGCTACGGTCAACGGCGTCGCCATTGCTCCGGTTACTTTTGATACTTCACACCTTATCACTATGCAAGCTATCGCCGATGAAATTGCAGCTATTCCCTCAGTGGCTAGCGCAGTTGTTGGCGGAGCGAATAACCGTACAATCACGATTATTTCAGTGGTCGGCACTGCGACCGTCGTTACAAGTTTTGTGGTCACCCTCGGAGCTTCTCAAGCGACTGTTACAACTACGTCAAGCCAAAGCGGTACTTTCTTCGGTGTAACTCAAGCGATTTATAACAAAATGAATCAATGGTTACCCAACCAAGGCCCGAACTTGCAATTATCAAGCGGAATTCCTAACCCTTACTTTCAGGGTGAAGTTGCTCCGACTCTTACGCAAGGTCGTATCTATGTGGTTCCCGAAGATGTGGTCACCTCAAATAGCCCTGTTTACCTGCGCGTAGCTCCGAACGGCCTCAATACTCAATTGGGTTCCTTCCGAAGCGATAGCGATAGCGGAAACGCGGTCTTAATCCCTGTTACAACGGCTATCTGGCGTGAAGGTAACGGAGTAGTTGGCGGTATTGCTGTTTTAGAACTTAACATACCTTAATAGGAGCTTTGAGAATGTTTAACAAAGATGGATTTAAAAGCTTAAACCTCGACGCAGCCGGCGATATCTTTTTTGCCCGTCAGTTGGAGTTTATTCAGTCTAAGATTTATGAATACCAATACCCTGCTTTGAAGTCGTTTCAGTTGATCCCGATTAACTACGATATCCCAGCCGGTGCGGAATACATTACAGCGACGCAATATCAAGCAGTCGGACGCGCTAGAATTATCAATTCTTACGCGGATGACTTGCCAGAGGCAGGGGTAATCGGTACGCAGTTGACTAACCCAGTAGTGGGAATCGGATCAAGCTATCGTTATTCTCACCAAGAAATTAGAGCTGCGCAAATGGCGCGTGTCGGCTTGCCTTTAAGACTTGCCGAAGCTGCTCGAAGAGCTAACGATCAAACGGTCGATAACCTCGCTTTCTTTGGTAATCCTGCCGTGGGGATGACTGGTCTTTTGAATAACCCGAACGTGCCGGCTCAGTCCGTGCCAGCGGACGGCGCAGGTGCTTTGCCTGGTGGGCCGACTGCTTGGGTTAACAAAACGCCGGATCAAATCTTGCGTGACATGAACTTAATTGTAAATCAGATCGTCGTTAACTCGAACGAAGTTGAAATGCCAGATACTTTATTGCTGCCTTTGGCTCAGTATACGTTAATTGCTTCGACTCCAAGATCTGCAAATAGTGATACAACAATTTTAAATTACTTCTTATTGAATAACCCTTATATTCGCGCAGTTATCCCCGTGCCAAAATTGGCAGGTCAAGGAGAAGGTGGCGTCGATATTATGGTCGCTTACGAGAAGAGCGAAAACAAATTGCAAATGGCAATTCCGCTTCCGTTCACTCAGTACAGCCCTCAAGAGCGTAACCTTGAATTTGTTATCCCTTGCGAATCTCGCTTCGGTGGCGTTTCAATTTACTATCCATTGTCCTTAATCATAGGCGAAGGTATCTAATATGGTGCAGGTAAAATATAAAGGACTTAACACTTTGTTTATCGGTGGCTACGCGATTAAAGCCGGCTACAATGAAATAAGTGATAAAGACTTTTATGATTTTATGAGGACGAAAACTTTTAGTTATCGCGTCCTTAATAAGATCCTGGAAGTACCGCCAGGGTTTCCCCTGGAAAAACCGCCTGCCTTTAAGAAACCGGAATCCCCTTCGGACTCGTCGCCTGCAAAGGTCGACGATGCCGAGGATAAGGACAGCGAGCCAACGGATCGCCTCAGCGTAAAGGCGACTTTGAAGCTTATAGATAAATCAGAGGATGGGGAATATCTTCAATCTCTGATTGACAAAGACACTCGACCTAAAGTGATCGAGGAAGCTAAAAAGAAACTAAAGTCGTTAAACGAATAGGTTAATGATGGCTAGTTGCGGAAGCATAACAAATGCGGAAATTTTGGCGTTATTATTCGTGATCGCGCCTCAATTTGCGACTACAGATCCGGTAAAATTAGCAGGCTATAACGCTTTGATCGACGCCCTAAGATGTATGGTTAATTGCCGACTCTTAGGGTGTTGCGCAGCGTTGGCCTTTGCTAATTTGCTAGCTCATTATCTTGTAATGCAAGGCAACGCTTATTTAGGCGTAGGAACTAGTATTGCAGAGGGTCAATTATCGTTAGGTTTATCGGCGACGGTAAACGGTAACGCGTTTGGTTCTACTCCATACGGGCAGCAATATTTAAATATTCTAGCGAAATTTAGAGTTGGCGCGTATGTAACAAATGTAGGCCCGAGGTGGTATGGCCCGTCCTGTGGTTGTGGATATTGATTTAGGCTATGATGCTATTTTAGCCGAGATTGAAGAGCTTCAACGCTCAACCCTGCTAGTTGGAATTCAAGAGCAGGCAAAGACTCAATCTCAAACTAAGAACGGCCGGACACAAAAAGCCGGCTTAAGCGTCGCCGAATACGCAGCAAAAAACGAATTCGGCACTAGGGAAATTCCGCAAAGATCTTTTATGCGAACTGCCTTCGATGAGAATTTAGCACTTATCGAGAAAGCGGTCGCGATACAATACGGCAAAGTCATTGACGGCGATATCTCCCTGCAAGCAGGGTTAGGGATAGTCGGTCAAGTCATTGTCGGATTGATACAAAGAAAGATCCGAGCGATCACTTTTCCGCCTAACTCTCCGGCTACAATTGCAAGGAAAGGATCGAGTAAGCCATTAATAGACTTCGGCCAGATGGTTAAGTCGGTGACGTATGCGATAAGAACAAAAAAGTAGTGTAAAGCGGTTTTACATGGAAAAGACTTCCTTACTCCCAGATGACGACGAGCCAAAAGTCGACTTGATCCATAAATGCGCAATTTGCAAGAAAAATTTCAAGTGGGCAAGTGATTCGAAGTGGTTCGGTGGCAAAAATTCAAAGTCCGATGTAAAAATTTGCTCTTTGGAATGTCAGAATAAATCACGATATAAGGTTTAAAAATGACGTCGCCTTTTGAGATATTCCGAATCCCTGTTAACCTTTACCGGAAGGCTGCCGGCTCTTACGTTAACGGTATTTGGGTAGAAGGTGGCGAAACTCTTATCCCTATCACTGCAAGCATACAACCGACTACCGGCGAAGAGTTAATGTGTGAGCCGGAAGGAAGACGCAATCGCAAGACTTATTCTCTCTTTACTTCAACGGATGTTAATGTCATTGCCGGCGGTGCGAATCCGGATCAAGTGCAAATCTTCGGCGAAAGATACGAAGTAATTCGCGTCGAGCCTTGGCAGAATAACCCCCCTATTTTTGGAATAGTAAATCACTTTAAATTTTACGCTCAAAAGTTGGAGGCTTTGCCCTAATGGCTTTAAACTTCGCGACTGTAAAACTAAATCTTTATCAGTGGTTAATTACTGTAGTTCCTTCGGGGATGCCTGTAATTTTGTGGGAGCCTAACGCGCCTAACCCTGCGACCGCTTACGTCACCTATTATTTGAATTCGATTGTTTCGATAAATCAAGACTGGTCGGCTCCGGATGCCAATTCATCGGGTGTTATTGATATGAAGGGCGACCGGCAATTTACTTTGCAAGTTAACGCCTACGGTGGCGATCCCCTAACAGTGTTAGAAAATATTAGAACGTCATTGCAAAAACAAACTGTTTTAGATACATTGCGAGCAAACGGAATCGCTTTCTATCAAGCTCTTACCATAGCCGACATAACCGAGCTGGTCGATTCGCAATGGGAAAGACGAGGAAGCTTGGATATTTTATTCGGCATAGCTCAAATCTACACGGATGCGCCTGGCTATTTCGACGAAATAGAAGTACAAGAAGTTTATCAAGATGCTACTGGCTCAATCGTCTACGATGAGACGATAACAATTACAAGTCCATAGGAGGAAAATTATGCCTTTAAGTGATATCGTCGACGTCGTAATAACAAGACAGACGCAGACAGTAACCGAAGCAGGATTCGGAATCCCGATGATCCTCGGGGCAAACGTTAGGTTTTCGGACTTAATACGTTTTTACGCTGATATGGACGAGGTCGCAGCCGACTTTGATCCGTCAGATTTAGAATATATTGCAGCGCAAGACATATTCTCGCAAGAAATTTCACCGCCTCAAATTGCTATCGGTCGCCGTCAAGTTGACGATGTCACGATTTCAGTTGAAACCGCGATGACTGCCGAGGATTACATTTTGACGATTGACGGCGAAGAAATTTCGGTTACCTCAACGTCGACGACTACTTTTAGCGTGGTTAATCTTAATGCTAACCTTGTTACCGGAAACCGTATCGCGGTCACCGTGGACGGCGTCGAAGTCGGCACAGTAACGGCGGTTATCAATTTCGATAGTGATTTCGTAGCTCTTAACTCGATCGTAGCGACCATTAACGGCGTGGCAATGTCACCCGATACTTTCTTGACAGATCAAGCGACAACTATCGCCCTTGTAGCTGCAAAAATCGCAACAAACGCAGCGGTAACCGGTGGCGGATCTTCGACCGTTACAGGCGCAAGACAAATTACAGTCGTCTTTAATGCGCCAGGCACAAACTCCGTTGATTCAGTAGTTACGACTCTCGGAGCTTCGCAGCCGGACGCAGATATCGCGCAAGGTGGTTTCGTGTTCTCAGTGGATACGCAAACGACTATGAATAACATTGCAAGCGCGATTGTCGTCGATCACCCGACCTATACGGCTATAGTTTCCGGCGTTAACTTCCGGACTCTTACAGTCGAAGGGCCTCCGAACGTTACCGCCGTCGTCAATAGCTTTGTCGTTACCGGTGGCGTTTCTCAGGCGACAGCGACGATCACAAATCCTTTGCAGGCCGTGACTCCCGAATCAATTGCCGGCGATATCGTAGCAGCTATTAACGATACACCTCCGCAGCCCGACTTGCCAGTCCTCGCCGTTGACAATTTGGATGGTACTTTTACCCTTCAAAATAAAACACCTGGTACAGCATGGACGCTTAAGGTTTCTTCGACGATCATTAATCCTAACCAAGCAAAAGTAAGGATTACACAGGTCGAGCCGAATCAGCTTTACCGAATCACGATCAACGGAATTAATTACGACTACACAAGCCTTGTAACCGTTCAAAATGCGAACGAAATTGCTACGGTCTTAGTAGACTTGATTAATGCGATCCCTCAATTAGTGCCAGTCACCGCGACCTTAAACGGAGACGACACAATCGAGTTAATCGCCGATGATCTTACACAGCCGTTTTCTTTGACAGTCAGCGCGGAAGTGATGAGCGTTCAAAAGGGAATGATTATACAGCCCTTAGTCGCTGCGAATCCTGTAGCCGATGATCTTACAGCTATTAACAACGCAAATTCAACCTGGTACGCTTTAATAGCTACTACTAGGGATCTTGCGACCGTTAAGGCAATTGCTGCTTGGGTCGAGGCTAGAATTAAATTGTTTGGTACAGCTTCAAGCGATCCGGATATTATCAACGTGCCAGCCGGTACGGATACGACTTCAATCGCAGCCTTTTTAAATCAGCTTGGATATGTCCGGACTTTTGTAATGTATCACCAAGACGCGGATTTTGACTTTCCGGAAGCTGCTTGGTTTGGTCGAGTACTTCCATTAGAGCCAGGGTCAGAAACTTGGAAATTTAAGCGTTTGAATGGGATTTCTTACAGCAATTTAACGACGACACAAAGCAATAATGCTCTGGCTAAAAAGGCCAACACATACGAATTTGTCGGCGGTGTAGGAATCACAGCAAACGGCACAGTAGCGCAGGGCGAATATATTGATATCGTCCGAGGTATCGACTGGCTTACTGCTCGAATCCAAGAATTTGTTTTCTCGGTGCTAGTTAATAACCCGAAAGTACCTTATACCGATGCCGGTATCGCGGTCGTACAAGCCGAAGTAATGCGAGCCTTAGCGTTAGGCGTATCGAATGATTTCCTTGCCTCCGATCCGTCGCCTCTGGTCACGGTTCCTAAAGCTGCCGATGTTCCTCCGGCCGATAAGGCAAACCGAATCTTGCGAAACGTAAAGTTTACGGCAACGCTTGCCGGCGCGATTCATGCGGTGGTTATTCGCGGAACAGTATCAGTTTAAAACATTAAGGAGCTTTTAACATGGCAGTACGGACATTTGATCCCAAAAGCGTTATAATCGCTATCGGTGGCGTTCCTATGAGCGGTTTTGCGGATGGTACTTTTTTAGAGGTCACCGCAGACACGCAGCAATTTACGAAGGTTATCGGAGCCGATGGCTTTGTAACTAGAGTTAAGACGAATAATTACGGCGGAGTGATGACGTTAACCCTCGGGCAGACGTCACCTTCAAACGATGTTTTATCCGGCTTTCTCAATGCGGATCGCGTCGCAAATCTCGGCGTGGTTCCTATTTTGATTAAGGATCTCAGCGGTACAACTATTTTGTTTAGTGCTACCGGATGGATACAGCAATTTCCGGATGTCACTTTCGGCAACACAAATAATAATCGCGCGTGGGCGTTCGATCTCGCGGAGATGGATGTCTTTATCGGTGGTAACGGGGAAAATCCATAATGATTGAAACAAAAGAAAAAGTAATCGGAGAATCGAATTACTCAGTAACTCAAATGCCGGCAATGCGAGCCGTCAAGCTTCAAGCGAAATTGCTTAAACTTGTCGGCCCTTCTTTTGCTGCGATGGTCGCTTCCGGCGATAAGGAAAATCCGGACAGTTGCTTGCCTTTGGCAGTCGGTCTTTTGGTGGACAAGCTAAATGCTGATGAACTGGAAAAACTGGTTTTGGAGCTATGTACAGGCGTCCGAAAAGATGGCGCGGAATTGACGAAGTCTAAAATTGACTTAGATTTTGCCGGCAATTTGAACGAGCTTTATCTTGTTTTGCAATTTGTTTTAGAGGCAAATTTCTCTGATTTTTTTCAGGAAGGCGGTATTATCGCCGAACTAATCAAGGCAGCGCAAGCGACGAAAGTATCGCCCGAATTGAAAAAAACTTAGATCCAGATTATGCCGACGAAGCTTTTATATGGTCGCTTGTATCTCAAAAGCTTGCCAGTCTTAGGGATCTTGAAAGTTGGTGGTCACTTGATGACGTAATGAAAATGTACGCGATGTTAGAATTTAATTCGGACGTCGCCAACGAACGCAGAAAAAAGGCTAAAGATGTCAATCGTAAGATCCCTGCTAATTAGCATAGGTTTCAAAACTGATAAGAAGGCTATCAATGAAACCAATAGAGCCATAACAGGATTTAAAACACGCTTTGCCATAGCTGCGACCGCTGCGAGTTACGCCTTTAAAGTTATCAGAGATTTTTTTACCGATATCGCTGCTGCGACGCTCGACTCCGAAGAGCTTGCGCGGACTCTCGGTATCTCCCTTAATGAATTAACTGCCATGCAGCAAGCAGCGCAGAAATTCAGGATTAAGCCGGAGCAATTCGCCGGCGTCTTATCCATGCTTCAAAAAGATTTAAATGAGTTTGTGCAAGGTTTCGGCCGGCTGCCCGAACTCGCAAGACAAATCGGAATTGAAATTGCAAGGGATACGACACCGATTCAGCTATTTGATAAGATCATTGAAAAGATCCGCGAGATTGAAGACGAGCAACAAAGAATTAGAATTGCCTCGGCTATTTTTGGCGAGCAGTTAGGCGTCAGGATCTCGGATCTCTCGCAAGACTTTGACGGATTCAAAGACTCTGTTAAAGAAGCCTATGAGGAATTGCAAAAGCTACCGGATATAACGCCGGAGGCCAAAGCTTACGAGCAGGCCGTAAACGGTATGGGTCAAGCTTTTGATAGGCTTGTCAGGCAGTTGGGAACGTATGTTTTTCCAGTGCTTGAAAAGCTTTTTAACTATCTTGAATATGTATCAAAGTTTTACGGCACGCTATTCAGCGGTGACTTTGCAGGATTTAAAGACGTTCTTAATGTAGGTAGTAAAAAGATCGACGAGATAGCGCAAAGCTTCTCTGATAAGGTCACGGCTGCAATTGATTACTTAAATCCTTATGTTACCTATGATCCGACAGCTACTCGCTCCCCTCCGCCAGAGTCTTACGGGCCTAGTTGGATCGAAAGTCAGTTGCCGGCAAGTTGGGTGAGCTATATAAATAATTCCGTTGATGTTAATATGCCTTCTGGTACTACTGCGGAGCAAACGGCTTATGTAGGCGATCAAATGCAAAGAATGATCGAAGACTCGATCTTAGACACGTTTTATCAAATTCAAAACAATAATCCGCAGGTGGAATAATGGCTTTATCTCTGCTATTCGGAAAGAAATATGCTCAGACAACGGTTTCAAGTGTGCTTATCGACGCTGTTTTAACCGAAGATCACCAATATAACTCACGCGTGACAAATTATCCTATCGAGGACGGGCGGATCATTTCGGATCATATAATCAATGAGCCGGACACTTTGCAAATAACCGGCGTTGTGTCAGATACTCCCCTTTCGTTTCTAGCTCCATTCAATCGGTCAATAAACGCTTTTAACGCGCTTGTGGAAATACATAACCGAAGGGAAAGGATTACAGTTGTCACCGGAATAAAAGTCTATACCGACATGGTGATAACAAGCTTACAAGTGCCTAGAAACGTACAATCAGGACAAAGTTTAACCTTTGTTATCGACCTTCAAAAAGTATTTTTAGATAGCTCTGTCCGGTTGACGCTTAATCCGAATAATCCGTTTAATAAAGCACCCGATAAAATCCCCCGTGAAATAGTTGCCGACGCGAATAATTATCCGTTTATACAAGCTGATCCGGTCACTTCGTTAAAGGATCAAGCAAGCTCCGGTATTGATTCAGGAATTCAAGATCTTGTACCCGTACCGTCGATTATTTTACCTAGAATTACCGCGCAAGCTGCGGTCTTAGGAGCTTTACTATAATGCAGATCATACCATTTAAAGAGCCTTCAAGGTGGCAAGAACAGATCGAGCTTTCAGGTGAAATATTTGTTTTAGAGTTTACTTGGAACGCACTTAATGAATTTTGGGGAATGACGATTTACAATCGCGACAAGATCCCTTTAATCTATGCAATTACTATCGTCCCTAACTTCCCGTTGCTGGCTCCCTATACCGTTTTCGGTAAGCCAGTCGGCGAGATAGTTTGTCAAAATATTGTCGGCGGTAGCGATGTCATAGGTCGCTTTGATATGTCGCAGAAATTCGAGCTTGTCTATTACGAAGAGGGCGAACTTGAAGCAATTTCAATTGAAGCCGAGGCATTAAATGCAGTTTGATCGCGTTATAAATCTGAAAGTCGATCTTTCGAATCCTCCGCCTTCGATCACCTATCGCGGACAGCTTGAAATTTCAAACTTACGGATCGCCTTTTCTGTCTTTAAATCCGAATCATGGGCAACGAATACGGCAAATATTCGCGTTTGGAATTTAGGCGAAAGCAAGCGAAACGAATTAAATTCATACGGTGACGGCATTACCCTATCCGCTGGCTACCGGCAAGAGACAGGCCCAGAGGTTTTATTTAGGGGTAACACTTCCCTAGTTAGCCATATTTGGGCAGAGCCGGAGATTATCAGCGTTTTTGATTGCGGAGACGGAGAAAAAACGCTTAACTCGATCTTAGCTTCCTGGTCATTTGGGGCAAATACTCCCGTTCGAACAGTGATCGAAGCTTACGCCGGATTGCTTGGTTTAACGATTGTAGAGATGACGCCAACCGATAACCTTGTCTATGCTCTCGGCCATAAATACGCAGGGATCGCAAAGGACGGGTTAGAAAAGGCTTGTAAAGCAGTCGGCTTATTCCCTAGTGTTCAGAATAATAACCTAGTGATTTTAAAGCAGGGCGTAGGCTCCGGCCGGCCTCCGGTTGACGTTAACCCAGATACCGGCATGATAGGAATTCCGCAGCGTTACACGGATCGCCGGCAATACCTTTATCGTGCTTTGCCTCCGAACGGCGCACCGAAGCCAGGATGGAAAGTCCGTTGCCTGCTCCGTCCGGATATCTTGCCAGGCGACCGGATTCGATTAAGATCTCAACGCGTCGACATTGACGGGATCTTTTACGTTATTTCGATCCGGCATGAAGGCGATAACTTCGGGCCTCAATTTGAAAGTTTATTAGAGGTAATCGCGGTATGACAACACCAACGGACATTTTCAGGGATTCAGTCAATGCGATGCTTTGCAACGTTCATACGTCGTTACCTGGTATCGTCAAGGCTTATGATCCCCTAACAAATAAAGCGACGATTCAACCGGCTTTAAATAAGAATTTTACTTCGGGCGTTATGCCTATGCCGGTACTCGAAAACGTGCCGATAATGTTCCCGAAAAATATCAGGTTCCCAGTCAATAACGGCGACTATGTTCTTTTGATTTTTGCCGAGCGCAGCCTTGATTTATGGTTATCAGTTGGCGGACAAGTTACGCCTACAGATCCGAGGAAATTCGACCTATCGGATGCAATCGCGATCCCTGGATTGATCCCCTTTACTACGACTTTCCCTAACAATAATAATCAAGATTTTGTTATTGATTATTCTGGCAGCTCGATAACTATAAAACAGAATGGCGACATAATAATAAAGACTGGAAACAAGGTCGCGATTGGCAACCCAACCGCCGAGCTGCTAGATCTTGTTTCTCAGTTAATGGCTTTGCTCCGTGGCTCGGTCGTTATGGGGGCAGCTTTCGGAGGCCCGTTAAATCCTGCGTTTACGGCACAGGTTCTTTTAGTTGAAAACCAACTAAATGCAATAAAAGGAACTATACCGCCATGATTGATTTTGCCCTTGATCCTCTCACTAACGATCTGGTTTTCCGTGAATTCGATTTCGACCTCGTCGATGACACAAAACAAATAATGCAAAATTTAGCTATTAGATTGCGTTTTGTCCTCGGAGAATGGTATTTAGATATCACGCAGGGCATACCCTACTATGAAGAATTTTTCAGAAAAAACCCGAATCAAATTCAAATAGAGAGTATATTAAAGCAAGAGATTGTACAGACTCGGGGCATTGTCGAACTGATAAGCTTCGAGGCCGATTTTGATAAAAGGCGCAGGATCTTTTCGGTTAAATTTAGTGCGCGGTCGATATCAGGTGAAGAACTCTTAAAAGAATTGGAATTGCCAGTATGACAACACCCGTTTACGGCGTAACGCCTCAAGGCTTCAATCCGATGCGACTCCCAGAAGTCAAAGACGAGCTTGAAGATTTATTTATCTCCGAGTTTGGAGATATCAACCTCGATCCTCAGTCCGTGGCCGGTCAGCTTATTGGAATCTATTCAAAGGTGTTAGCCGATGATTGGGAAAATTTATGGGATGTTTATAAAAGCCAGTATCCTAATTCTGCGACGGGGGTATCCCTTGATAACGTCGTCCAGCTTAACGGACTTACTCGACTACCTGCTTTACGGACTTCTGTTATAGGTTCGGCAACAGGTACGCCAGGCACTTTAATACCGGCCGGCAGCCTTGCAAGACTTACAGGCTCCGGAGAGATATTTTTCTCAACGGCAAACGCCTTTATCAATAACGGTATAGCCCTAGCAAATACGATCAACGTTTCCGGAGCTGCTGCGCAGCAATACACCGTATTAATCAGCGGAATTTCGTATATCTATAGCTTGCCGATTATCTCTTTTACGGGGCCGATAGTGTCCGGAAACGTTATCAGTGTCCGGATTAACGGCGTCAATATGCCTACTGTCCCCTTTGTCACGGACTCGGCTACTACGCTCGCGAATTTGGCTTCCGTAATTTTGGCAAATGCTTCGGTTTCCGTGGCGAGTGCTACCGTCGTAGGAAACACCGTAAAATTAGTTCCCGTTTTGGGAAAACAAATTATTGTCAATTCCGTCAACGTTTCCGGCGGTGGCGCACCGACTGGCTCGGTTATCTTTGATACTCCGGCCGTCAATAACGTCGCGCAATACCTAGCTGCAAATATAAGCTCGTCTAGCAACGTAACGGGTACGTGGTCAAGCGGAAGCAGCTTCACGATTGCAGCCGATGACTCAAGCTTCCCTTATGCGTTGAGCGTGGGATCGAATTTACAAATCACCTCGACAAGCTCACCGATTTATTTCCTTGCTCAGACTTACGGGCCTATCGCTGCGCCGGCAAATACCCTAACCGAAATTGTTACACCGGTCGCCGGATGGACAAGCTTAACGAATCCGCAAGCAGGGATCACCGGACGCAATCAAGAAACAGACGCCGAATTACGTTTGCGTCGAGAGCAATCTTTACACCTGCTCGGAGCTGCGACAGTCGAGGCGATCCGCTCTCGTCTTTTGCAAGAAGTGCCTGGCGTTATCTCCGTTACTGTCTTTGAGAATGTCACGATGACACAAGATCCTATTTCGGTAGTTTTTTCAGCCGACTTTATTACCGGCAACGTGGTTCAAGTAGACTTAGATTCGAATAATATCGGGTCGGTTTCTTACGTGTCCTCTCACCTGCAAGTAATGAATGATCTTGCCTCATTGATCGAATCACAGCCGGAAATTGATAGCGTGGTCGTGGGTGGCGTTGGCAATCGTGAGCTTACAATTACGATGGTCGACTCTCAAGAAATTGAAATTGACTTCAATATCTCCGGAGGAGCTTCGCAGCCTACTTACACAGAGTCCGGCGGTCGTCCGCCTAAGTCTTTTGAAGCAGTGGTCGAAGGTGGTTCGGATGCAGCGGTAGCCTTGAAAATCTGGCAGCTTAAACCGGCAGGGATTCAGACTTTCGGTAATACGCACGTCATAGTTACTGATAGCCAGGGCAACCCTCAAGGAATTAACTTCACGCGTGCGACCGACGTATTTATTTGGGTTCTAGTTAGCTTAACTCTCAACCCTCAAGAGACATTCCCAGTTAACGGGCAAGAGCTAGTCAGTGAAGCAATTTTAACCTATGGCAATACGCTAGGAATCGGTATTGATGTTATCATTCAGCGCGTGCAAGCCGTGTGCTTCTCAGTGCCAGGCATTGCGAGCGCAACCGTTCAACTAGCTAGGACTTTAAGCGAATCCGATACGCCGTCTTATGTGTCTACGGATATAGATATCGGAGAGACTGAAATTTCAAATTGGGATCTCAGCCGTATAAATGTGAGCATTTAAAACATGGTTCAAATCACAAATCAGTTTGAAAGAGCCTTAGCCCTGCTCGTTTCGCAATTCCGAGGCCAGAAAGCCAACGGAGATTTAACGAACTTGCAGAAGCTTATCAAGGTTTTAGTTGCTCCGGCGCAACGCTTAGAAGACGTCAAATGGCAGCTTAAAACCGAAAGGTGGCTGTCTACCTCGATAGGCGCACAGCTCGACGAAATAGGCGTTATTCTCGGCCTCCCTCGAAAGATTGGAGAGTCCGACGAGGACTATCGCGAACGTTTGCAATTTCAGATCTTTGTAAATACGACGAGCGGTACACCCGAAGAGGTTATGGCCGTGTTAGCTTTCTTAACACAGGCGACACATGTAAATTATCACGATATCGGGATAGCAGCTTTTCAGCTTGAAACAAACGGACTTAAATTCCCGAATCCCCCCAACGAATTAAACGACGGGATTTTCCAAGTATCACCGGCCGGCGTAAATTATGCGCCTATCGTCGCTACGTATAACGTGCCGATTTCCTTTGAGCTTGGCGGTGACTTGACGGATCAACCGTTAGCGGTAAATGCGAATACCTTAGATCCTCTCGAAGAAAGATTGCTTTCGATGGAAATTTACCCTGGCAATCCGGTTCTTTATGTGGCAGCCGGCGCAGTAGAAAGCAACGGGCCTAACGGTGGACTTGACGAGCTAGATTTTCCCCTAGATACGGCAGGCCAACTAAGCGAACTAATTCAAAAAGGCGGAAACGCGCCAGCACGGAGATTTTAAAGATGGTCGATAAACCAAGTGTTTTCCCTCAGTGGGCAAGCAATGACGTTCAAGATCCGATAAGCCAACAATTTAACGTTGTCGAGCCTCCCCTTGAAAAAAAAACCGATGGATGGTTTCTCGGTGAAAAGCCTAATCGCCAATGGTGGAACTGGTTTCAAAGAACGGTTTACGATTGGATTCTTTGGCTTAATCAGCAAGAAAGTTATACGGTAACGACGGACGACGCCGGAGTCGGTTTATTCACGGTTAACGATGCTTTGATTACGATTACCGCCGTCGATCTTGACGATCCGACAAGCGTTCTCGAAGCTACAGGAATTAAGGTCGCCGGTCAGCCTCCGCAATTTGCTGCGTCGTCAATTGTGGCAACAAATCTAGCGTTAGGCGTTGGCACAGTCGGAGGCACGCAAGCGGTCACCGGAGGAACAAACGTCATAGTAACCGGAATTTCAAGAGTTATCCCAACGTAAAGAGGTAAAATATGTCGCTTCCGCCGATTACAATTCCCCTACTCGATCCGGCCGGCCCGATAGATCCGGATAACGACTTGCTTTTGATCCGTCAAGGCTTGAATGATCGCAAGATCCCTGCCGGCTCTTTGCAGCAAGTCCGATTAACCGGATTGCAAATGTTACCTAGTCAGCTAGTGGCTTCCGATGTTCTTTTGATTGGGCGTGATAATGGGTCAGGCTATGATAATTATATCATGCCTCCGCAGTATCTCGGATTTTTAAACGGTACAAATTGTTGGTTTTATCAAGCTTCTGCGCCGTTAGGGTGGACAGTAATTCCGAACGTAGGCGATAGATTGCTTGCTATCTCGGATATCTCAACACAGGTTTCCCCTCCGCCGGCAAAATATAACGCCGTCTTTGCTCCCAACCTTACAGGTGATTGGCTTCAAAAAAATGCCGTTTTGAATATTACGCAGATTCCGGCTCACTCTCACGTTATTAAAGTTTGGAAGTCGGATCAAGAGGGTAATTTATCGCCTAAAATCGGAAGTACAAATCGGACGACTGGCAATAATCAAAACACTGGCAACACGGGCGGTATTGGATCAACCAACACGGCAAGCAGCGAGCCAGCCGGAGCAACGCAAGGACATAATCACGGTAACGAATGGCGTCCCCTTGCAGCCGTTGGCATACTTTGTACAAAAAATAAGCAGATAGGGCAATAGTGGAGAATACAAATTGCGGTGAAAATTGCGCCTTCGTTAAATCAGGATTTTGTAAATGTGACAAGGAATGTCCGTTTTATACCGAAACTTGGTGGCAGTGTGAAGGAATTCCACAGCCTAAAATTGTAAAAGACTGCTCCCCTAAAAAAATGATAATGGAACAAAACGGATTGCTACACCGGCAATTATGCTTGCAAGGGGTGGTCGAGGATGTCCGTAACAGGATGGACAGAATCGAACAGATGCTAATTAATTTGACGTCACAAAGTAAAGAATTTATTAACGAAAAAAGTCAAGAAAGATTAGAGTCAGCGCAGAACAGTTTAAAGATTTTAGATCTTAAAAAGGAAGAAAAATCATGAGCAGTCCCCTTGTAAATATTTTTTCCCAGATCGAGCAGCTATCGAATTACTTCGATCAAGGCGACTTGCTCGAAGGGCGTTTCGAGAATAACGTCGACAATAACCCTATTTATATCGGTTATACACCATTCCCGAACGGCGATCCGGCCGATGCTATATGGTACATTCAAAAAATTACATACGACGGACAAGCTATCATTAGAAAGCAGCAACCCGATGACGGGCCAAAGTTTACCTATGTTTGGAATGATAGAGCTACTTATTTTAGCTAAAAACTTGGTTTCTTAGAGAAATAAATTTATAGGTTCTATTATGGCAGAATGGGCATACAACCCTATCACGGGTAACTTAGACAGAATCGGACAGGGCGGAGGCGGTGGCGGAAATATTACCATTACCGGCGATTCAGGCCCTCCGCTTAATGGCGATACGTTTAATTTCGTCGGACAAGAGGCAAACACCGTTCCCGTTATGGAAGTCGACACGTCGACCGGTGACGTGGTTTATGCTAATAATTCATGGCAAACGCAATACGTCGTAGATAATAGCGTCGTAGCAGGTCTTAAAGGAACTTTTGCAACACTTCAAGAGGCCGTCGATACAGCCTTTGCAGATGGAAACACAGTCTATCCCCTTGTAGCTAATATTATGATGCGCCCAGGCGATTACGACTTAAGTACCTTAGTTATGCCAGAGGGTTCTTTTCACATTTATAGCGAAGCTCCCCAGATTGAAAATACTACAAGTGGAGTCCGTTTTAATGGAATTGGCACACTTACTTTTGACACCGCAGCAAATATTCAATGGGAAAACGTTTATTTTGCCGATATTCCTACATTTACCATTAATAGCGGATCGCAGAATTTTACAAATGTCGGCATGAATGGAGCGGTTTTCGACGGTGGCACGCCTCTGTTTATGAATTGCTTTCAAATAGGCGCGGATATCATTATCAATGATACTTGCGGATCTTTTCAGTCTTACGGGTCTTTCCTTTATGGAAATATTCAAATGAACGTAACGACTAATACCGGATTCAATTTCTACGCTCACAATTCAAGCTTAAGCAGTATTCTAGGAACGAACGTCGGTAATATTAAGATGTTTAACACGAAGTTTCAAACCCTTTCGGCTAATTGCTCAAGCGGTATTGACTCGAATAATTTCTTGATTAACTGCTCAAACGTAACTATAAACGGCATTAATCCTTCACCTGCAATCGTGGGAACTGGTGATTTTTACATAGCTAACCTTTCAGGGTATTGCTACAACGCTAATCCTACGATTAAAACCGTTGCAAGTACGCAAGGAAATATTATTAATTCGATTGTCGTCGCTGCGGACTATGTGGCTACGATTTACGATCACTATATCGGCGTGTCCGATACTTCGGTCGCTCGCACGATTACGCTTCCAGATCCTAGCAGCTTGCTTGTCCGGCTATCCCTTAATCAATCATTCATTGTAAAGGATCAATCCGGCAACGCTGGCACAAATAACATTACAGTAGTCGCAGCCGTTGGATTGATTGACGGTGCAGCTTCGGCAGCTTTAACAAATGATTACGCGTCTTTGACGTTCAAATCAGACGGCACGAATTATTATATAATTTAAGGGGTTTAAAATGGCATACAATGAAAATCCTTCCTACCAAAAAACCGGAGGCGGAGCCGGTAGCGTCATAGGCGAACTTTCCTATTTTGCAAATGCCGGCGGTGAGTCGGATATTTTGGCTGCCGGATGGTTAAAAGCTAACGGACAGGTTTTACCTCAATCCGGTAACGCGGATCTTTTCGCAGCCGTTGGCCTAATTAATCCCCCTGGTCAGTTTTGGACAAATCAAATCAGCAATACGACGACAAACTTTTCAGCCGTGATAAATGGCAACGGAATATTTGCAGCCGGACAATTTGGCGGTCTTATTTATACTTCGACCGATGCAAAGACTTGGACGAAAAGGCCGAGTCCAATAAGTAGCGCAATACTTTCGGGAACTTATGGAGCCAGTACCTATATGTTTACCGGATCGAGTGGCTTAATCGTTACCTCGACAAATGGCGCGGACTGGATGACAAAACTTCCAGCGATCGCCTCCCCTGTAGCTAACATGGGTAACATGCTAACTTATTCTAGCGGTTTTGTAGGCGCAGGAAATAGCGGTATGATGGTAACTTCGACCGACGGTATTTTTTGGACTGGAAGAGATTCAAAACTCTTAACTAACATTTATTCTCTGGCACATGGAAATAGCATTTATGTAGCCGGATCGACTCTCGGTCAGTTGATTACTTCAACGGATGCGATCACTTGGACGCAAAGGACAGCAAGCACAACGTCAACCGTTCAAGCTCTTGTTTATGGCACTCAATGGGTTTTAGCTGGTCAAGGCGGAATGATTAAGACTTCAACCGACGCGATCACCTGGACAGCACAAACAAGCGGATCAACGTCGTCGCTCTTTTCTTTGACTTACAATGGAAGTCTTTATCTTGCCGGCGGAGTGGGTGGCGCGATGCTTACCTCAACGGACGCCGTGACTTGGACGGCTAGGACAAGCGCGACAACTAGCACAATTTCAACGATTACTTTCGGCACTGTTTACGCTTACGGCGGAGGCGGTGGACGTATAGCCTCGTCAACCGACGCTATCACTTGGACAAATAGAACTAGCAATACGACAAGCATTATTCTATCAATGATTTTCGCTAACTCCCTTTATGTCTATTCAACCGTAGGCGGAGGGATAGGAACGTCAACCGATGCGACTACTTGGACAGCTAGGACAAGCGGAGTCGGTACAGATTTAGCCGGCTTGGCATGGGATGGAGCTTTATATCACGCCGTCGGCAATAACGTTCATATTACGTCAACCGATGCGATTACTTGGTCGGCTGCGGTACAATTCCCAGTTTCCCAGTCCTTAACGGCTGCCCTATTTGCAGGAAGTTTATTTTTAGGAGCAGGAACGGGCGGAGTGCTTGCGACTTCAACGGACGCCGTGACTTGGACTTCTCAAGTAACCGGTACGACTGCGCCTATCAATGGACTAGCTCACGGCGCAGGTGTCTTTGTAATGGCTGCAAATGCCGGCACAATTCAAAGCTCGACCGATGCGATCACTTGGACGCCTAGATCTTCGTTTACAACGCAACAGTTGACGACGGTAACTTTTGGATCGTTATTTATGATAGGCGGTGCGCAAGGAACGATCGTAACGTCAACCGATGGGATAACTTGGAGCGGTCAGCCGGTAATTAATCCGACGATAAATTATCTTGCTTCTGCTTATAATACTGGAATATATGTTTTAGGTGGTAACGCAGGAACGATTTACACGTCGACCGATGCGATCACTTGGACGACTCGAACTTCAAATACGACGTCGAGTATTCAAGGATTAACGAGCGGAGGCGGTTTATTTGTTGGAGTGGCTACAGGGGGCGGAATTATCAGCGCGGTTAATGCTTATCCTTATGACACTTCGACGCAATTTCAATTGCCTACCGATTCAGGTATCGGAATAACACAAGAGCCAGTCGCTAACTTTTCAAGATCTCTTTACATAAAGGCAGCCTAACGATGACAAAAGTAATGCTAGCAACACCTTGCTATAACGGAAAAGTAAACGTCCCCTATGCGGTTTCTTTGGCGGAGACTACTTTTTTGCTTATGAAAAACAATATCCCTCTTATGTATAACCTCACAAGCTCCGGATCTCTGCTCGTCGCAGAGCGTAACCGGATATTACAAATGTTTATGGAGTCGGATTGTACGCACTTGCTTTGCATTGACTCCGATCTCGGATGGCAACCGCACGCGGTGACTTCACTTCTTTTAAAGAATAAAGAATTTGTTGCCGGCGTTTATCCTGCTCGCGAGCTAGATAATTTTAGCTTTACGTTTCGTCCAGTACTTAAAGAAGATGGTGCGATTGAAGGCGAAGACGGATTGCTTAAAATGGAATACATACCGGCCGGCTTTATGTTGATCTCTCGCAGTGCGCTTGTCAAGATGCAAGAGAAATTCCCAGAGCTTTACTATGAGCCAAAACATGAAAGCATGAAGCACGCAAAAGGCTGGTGCTTTTTTAATACGGAAGTTTGGGGCGGTGAATTTTGGGGCGAGGATTATTTCTTTTGTCGTAAAGCTCGCGAAGCTGGCGTCGATATTTGGGTCGATCCAACTATCGTTTTTAATCATGATGGAAAAGTCGGGATGCTTTTAAGTGCTTTATCGGACAAGCCAAAAGAAGGCGAAACAAAAATCGCCGAAGCTCCGGCAACGGCCTAAAATAAGAGGTTATTTTCATGAAATATAGCTTATTTGCTTCGTTTATGCTTAGTTTACTATGCTTAACGGGGTGTACCTACTCAATTACTATGGTTCATACCGAGGGGTCAGCTTCGGACGTAGTCGACGAGACGGCAACAAATACGCCTAGCACTAGCGTTTCGGTTCCCGTAAGCGCGACGAGTGTACCGTCGTTTTCTTCTTTGGTTCCTGGATCTTCGACCGTGGTAAAATAATCTATGATGCCCGAAGAGATTAAGACAAAAATTTCCGAGTGGTTAAAAGAAAACGGACTGGTAGCGTTGCTTATTGCGGTATGCGCCGTTACCGCCCTTGTTTCTTTGCTATGGCTTCCTAAAGATAACCCTATCGAACAGGCAGCCGAAAAAGAGATTGAAGTTTTAACGGGTGTTCCTGTAGACTTTACCTCGTAGTGAAAAAATCTGAAGGCCAGGAAGCGAAGGGCCGACGTCGAACACCGAAGCCCTTCGCTCGCTACTTTTCCGTGTAAAGCTGTTTTACATTGTCTGATTTCCGCTCTCGACAGCGGTATCTTTATGTTTGACGCCGGCTTGCCATTTATCAAACGCCTCGATAAATCCGGCCTCATTCATACAAGCGCACACGATCATTTCTTCACGGCTCTTTTTACATTTATCAGCTATGGCAGCCAGATATTTTTCATGCGCTGATTCATGGCCGATCTTAAACTTTTCCTTAAAGCTCTCGATCTGGTTGACAGTAACCGCCGGTTTTTCGGGTTCAGTTGCTTTGACTGGTGCGACTGTTTCCGGCGCGATCTGCTCCGGTGGCTTTCCGACTGGCACGATGTTATTAACGAACTCGTTTGAGCTTAAAATTTCTTCCGATTCGGCGTCCTCGATCTCTCCGAAAACGTAGCAATTCATCATTACTTCGGGCAGAAACTTTTTAGCTCCGCCGGACAGTGCGCGAGCAAAGAACATATCGCGAGGATACATTACCCAGTTAGCTTTCGGCTTCGAAAGAATTGTGCCGTTAGGGCCAGGCTCCCCGAAGTACTTCGCGCGATGCGCGTCTTTCATATTAAATTCGTACTCGTCAACCTTTGTTTTACCGCTCTTATAAACGCGTGTAAAGCGGATAGCGCAACCTTGATCTGTTAGGTAAAGCACGTCTATATTATGCCCTGCGTTAATAATCATCATATTCATAAGCTGCGCGGACATTGAAACTTTGCCCTCGATATTATGCAATCCCCCGTTAAGGCACATCATAGGGGGTAATTTCAATTCGCGAGCAGTTAGCCAGATTGCAAGCACTCCGCCAGCTCCAAGCTTTTGATAAAATGGCGCAGTCGAAAGCGTATGACATAATCTTCCTAGCTGCTCAAGCTCTTGCATGGAAGGCATAAAGCTATTTGTATGTTGTACCGCGAAGTTATCGCGGATCATAGGGGCGTTATTCATGGTTTTTCCTTTGGTTAAGGGTGGTTTAATTATAGCATTTTGAATATAAACAATCAATAATTATTCAATTCTTAACCCTTAATTTTATTTCCTGTTTTAAAAACACTTTCACGCCTGGAATAGTGCGAACACCGCTTTTTATCGCTTTGTCAATTGCTTCCTGATCCGCGCAAATATACTCGAACGGTATTGATGCCGTGTCCTCAATCTCAAAGCACCATGTATTAACGCGCTTCAAGCTACCGTCAGTTACTTGGATCGAATCAAGTCCGGAAGTGAAAGCCTCGTCCGTGCTGTTATCAATCCAATGCTCGATTTTATCTTTAAGATTATTTTCGATTGCTTCGAGCTTATCGCGATAGTCAGCGACTAGTTTATTGACTGCTTGCTGCAAGTCCATTTGCGGACGCAGGATCTCTTTTTTACTATTAAGTAAGGCAGTAGCCAGCTTACGCGCTTGTAATGCCATACTCAAAGCCTGCGTGGCCTGCTCGACGTTTGCAATCTCATAGCCTTGCGCTTTTTCAATTAGTGGCTGAATGTCTATACTATCCTTAAGATCTTTGACGGCTTGATCGCTTGTATACTCGCCGGCTGATCTGTTTGCCAACGCCGGCAAAGTGTTGCCCTCGTCTTTTAAAAGCTCGTTAGCCTCGTTAAAATCGAACATTTTTTATCCTGTAAGTTTCTGTTTGTTTCTGAAAGTTTCTGTTTTCTAGTTTTTTAACGGTCAAAAAATAAACCGAAAAACTGCGCGGATAGCTACAAGCTCCATTCTTTACCATGCTTTTCATGCCATGATTTTTTATGCGCGGTAGCCAGTCGTTTTTTTAAATTTCTTAATTCTTTTTGTGCTGCTTTTTTCAGCCATTTACACCGTACAAAGAAAGGATCGAAATTTTCTTCGCTGTTAATGAAGACTTTTTCAAGAAACAAGGCGGAATCAAAATGACTTATCAATAATTCCAGCCTTGCTTCAATCTCATTCATAGATTCAATTTTACTATCTATATTCAAGGGTCTTTCCTCATTTTTGTACGCTCGTCGATCGCGCAAAGCTTCCCGTGAAAATCTTTCATTTCCTTATCAATTTCGACCTTCCAACCTTCGATTTTAGTTTCAAAGGATTTCATGTCCGATCTTAGCCAGCCGATCAAAGCAATATTTGATCCGACAATTGCGACAACCGCACCGCCGGCGGTTAAAAGTGTTGCTGCGTCCATATTAATTTCTCCCAAAGTTTTGTTGATTGTGAGTTAAATATTTAATTATGTCGTTAATCTCAATTTTAGCATTTAAACACTTCTTGCCTAACGATTCCTTAGTATCTTCGTTTTCTTCAAAGAATTCGAATTCCTCATCTTGCATAAAACCTACGTCTAATTCGTAACAAACGTTTCTCAGTTTTTGAACGACGATCCCCGTTGCCTGGATAAAGTCGATAATCTCTCTTAAATCTTCTCTTTTCATTGATCCTCTTATTATTATCAGTCGGTTACAAAATGTAACCGACTGGCTATTATTATTAATATTCTGTCATAAGGCAATAGTTGCAACCGCGACCGCCTCCGCAGCGCGGACATTCTGGCTCTGGCACGTCATAGACTGCAAGCCATTTATGCCATAAAGAATCGTGAATGTCCGGCATATTATTACCCCATTCAAAGTCACAATCGGCAAGATATTGCTCGACTACTTCGGCAAGACGGACGATCATATCTTCAAACTCAAGATAATAGCTTTCGTCGTCGCAGCCTTTATAAGTGGCCTTATGAAAAAACCTTTCTTTCTCATAGGCTTTGAATTTATTCAATAGGTAGATTTCAATATCGTCTAGGTTCTCAATTATCATTTTTTACCTGCCTTAATGTCTGCTTTGTGTTCTTTCTCTGTCATTTCCTCAAACTCGACCGTTAACCCTCGGTTTCTCAACGCGAGCGGTACGTCGACGCCGGTAACTTTCCAGTTGCCGGAGTCGTCAAGATAATAGCACCGCACCCGTTGCGACGGGTACTTAACCAATCTAAAGAAGTAGGTTTTCACGCTACCGCCAAAGAGCCGTCGGCCTGCTCGATTAAGTCGACGTTACGAAACACATTCGACACTTTCCCTTTGCAATCTAGGATAAAGTGACGCCCTGGATGGTTAACATAAGTACAAGTGAAATAGGTAGCTCTCGGGCCTTGCAATTCAAACACTCGGTACTTTGTACCCTTTTGAGTTTCGCAATCTCTCTTTGTGACTTTGAACTCTTTTCCGTGGATCGTGACTTTCATTTTACACCTCGTTTTCGTTTATGTCATAAATATAAACAAATGCTAATTATTCCGCAAGAGAAATTATCAGCACAAGGCGCAGGATGGAAACTTTTTACCGAATTACAGGGTAAAAGCAGCGGAAAATTTCTACCTGATTAAGATATAATCGCTCGTCGTGGTCGTGATCCATGTATTCGACTATTGCCGGCGGTAAACCTTCCGAACTCAGTCTAAGCGATATACGGCGATCAACGTCAAGGCCGAGCAATTTCTTTATCAAATACTTATAGGCTGCCATTTGCATACGCCATGATATTTCGTGAAGCTTAGGCGTCTTATGGTCGACAAGCACTAAGGCCGGCGATCCCTTCAACCTGCAAAGTAAATCGAATTGTCCGGTTAAGAATAGATCCGGATCTGATAGCCTTTTCTCTGTATAGATCACCTCGTCGACATACTCGTCAAACCAATTTTTGAAACTTTCAAAATACGGCTTTACTTCTTCGCTCGGTTTTTCTATAAGCATATTAAGGGCGTATAGATCGCAAAAATCATGTACCTTGTCGCCTCTGTCTGATGCGTGGGCAAGCACTTCGGGCAGAACGTTATCGAAATTCTTGTATGGTGCGAGAACTTCGGTAACCCTGGTATATCCTTTCGGGATCTGGTCGTCTATGTTAAGCGTTTCCTGTTTTTTCATAATATCCTTGTTATGGTTTACCCGTCCGGTCAGCATACGCCGGACGGGGTTTTATCTTATCTCAAGCAAACTTTCGCAAACTTGATTTTAGCTTTTCCGCTC